GTTGTTCTCAATGGTATTAGCAATTGTTTGTATATGAGATATGCGTACTATTGGATCAAATCCAAGAGAGTTGGGCGGATTATTGAGATCGGGGAAGTGCCTCTTTTTCACATGATTTGCCGTCTGCTCACATATGGTGATGACAACATGGGTGGTGTGTCACCAGAGGAGACTGATCTCAACCACACCTCTATCGCAAGAGCGTTAGCTACAATTGGTGTTGAGTACACCATGGCTGACAAGGAGTCTCAATCGATTGAATTCATTGACATGAGTGATGTTGAATTCCTGAAGCGCAAGTTTGTCCACCATTCCAAGTTGGATGCAGTTATTGGTGCTTTAGATCCTTTATCCATTTCCAAAAGTCTCCATTGGACCAATCGTAAACTCCCAGAAGGGATGTGCGAAGCAGAGCATGCAGCCATTGTTTTGGGCGACGCCCTGCGGGCCTTTTGGTACCATGAGGATTTGTATGAGGAGAAGAAGAAGCAAATTTTGGAAGTGGTAGAAGAGGGAGAGGATAGTGAAGGCAATCGAGTGAAGCTTTACTTCCAACCCTTCGACGAACAAGATTTGATTGCTCGTTTTGGAGAAGCTCCAAATCCTGTTGCAGGAGAGCTTGATGATGTTGGAGCCGTACTCCAGAGTGGGGTGTGGCCTGAAGGAGAATTTCCAGTCCCTTACAATATGGAGTATGGGTATCAACTAAACGCTCCCAAGAATGAGCAGGGTCAAGTTATCATGCACTTCTGGTGGGAGTATTATTTAATGGATTTGAACGTTATTGTGATTTTGTGTTTTATGTTATATTTGTTTGGAATGGCTGTGTATTCACCGTTTGTCGAAAGTGTTAATTTACCTGTCTGTAGATTACATTACACTCGTTTATATTTTGTATTTATTTGTATTATAAGCTTATGTGTTCCGTTACAGATTTATCGATTTATTTGTTTTGATTTAGCGTTCTGGGTCATGGTAAATATTCTTCCATGGATGCGGAAGTATCATAAAACGCTAGATAAGAAGGAGTATACACTCCAATCTGGATTGTACAGAGAAGAGCG